GAAAGACCACAACAATTGATCAAACAATTACGCGTAAGACAGTTAACAATACATTTTTTATCCCATATAAATGGCACATCAAGATAACAATAACAACACCTCACTTACCTGGGGTGGTGTTGAAGCTAATAAAGGTACTCCCGATGCGACTACAACTGCGCATAGGAGAGAACTTTATCTGAAGCTATTTTCGGGAGAACTATTCAAAGGATTCCAACGCAATACAATTGCAAGGGATCTAATTACCAAGCGTACCTTGAAGAACGGCAAATCAATGCAGTTCATCTTCACGGGTCGCACAAATAGTGAGTTCCATGTCCCAGGACAGAACATACTAGGTAACACTGATGGTGCTCCTCCAGTAGCAGAGGTTACAATCGAATGCGATGACCTCTTAATCAGTTCAGCTTTCGTATATGAACTAGATGAAACACTCGCACACTACGATCTACGTGGTGAGATTTCAAGGAAGATCGGTTATGCACTAGCCGAGAACTATGATAGAAGGATCTTCCGTGCTGTCACTAAGGCTGCACGTCAAGCATCTCCTATTCTTAAGACTAACTTCGTAGAACCAGGCGGAACACAAATCCGTGTTGGTACTAACAACAGTGGTGCTGATGCTTATGTACCTGCCTCACTGGTAAACGCCTTCTATGATGCCGCAGCGGCTCTAGATGAAAAGGGTGTAAGCGGTGAAGGTAGAGTAGCTGTTCTTAACCCAAGACAGTACTACGAATTAATCCAAGATGTAGGATCTACAGGTGTTAATATCATCAACCGTGACACACAAGGTACAGCCTTACAGTCCGGAAACGGTATCGTTGAAATTGCAGGCATCAAGATCTTCAAGTCAATGAACATTCCATTCTTCGGTAAGTTCGGTACTAAGTATGGTACTGCATCAGCCACTGCTCCTGGCGTAACTGACCCTGGAAATACTGGTTCATTCGTTGCTGAATCTATGGGTGATCAGGAGGCTTCAACGACTCCTTCCGGTCAGAAGACAGTTAACGAATACGGTACCGAGGCTAAGTTCGACCACTCTTGTGGACTTATCTTCCAGAAAGAAGCCGTTGGTTGTGTAGAGGCTATTGGTCCTCAAGTCCAAGTTACTTCAGGTGATGTATCCGTGATTTATCAGGGAGACGTGATTCTAGGTAGGTTGGCTATGGGTGCAAAACCTCTTAATCCAGCTGCTGCTGTGGAACTCGTTGCGGGTGCTGCTGCAGGTGCAGGAAACAACGCTGCATTCTAACCTATATATTTATTCACACATGGGAGGGTTTCACTACCCTCCTTTTTTTTATTCACAAATATTTATACCTATGGCTACCACTACTGACACCGATACCGAACTATCCGCCGTGAATTCAATACTGGGAGCTATCGGTCAGTCACCAATCACAACTCTCAATTATGAAAATCCTGAAGTATCTTTCATTTACAATATATTAACTGAAGTTAATAAAGATGTACAGAATGAGGGATGGCACTTCAATACCGAATACCATGTGAAAACTACACCTGATTCAGATGGTTATATATCTCTACCTACTAACACATTACGATATGATTTAAATGGTGACTATGATTATAAGGCGCAAGATCTTGTTGTCCGTAACGGAAGACTTTATGATTTGGTCGATCATACTGACGTATTTACAGGGGATTTATATTTAGATCTTGTAACACTTTATGCATTCACTGACTTACCTAATTCATTCCAAAGATATATAACACATAGAGCTTCTGGTAGAGCCGCAGCTCAATTGGTCTCTAACCCTGCTTTAGTTAGATTGTTACAACTACAAGAGCAACAAGCTAGAGCCACATGTATGGAATACGAATGTAACAATGGGGACCATTCATTTATGGGTTGGCCTCATCAAAGTACTTATGGATCTTACAGACCTTATACTGTATTACAACGCTAATGTCTACTATTACACAAACAATACCATCTTATATAGGTGGTATATCACAACAGCCTGATGAATTAAAATATCCAGGGCAGCTTAAAGATGCGGTAAATGTATTACCTGATGTTACACAAGGTTTATTAAAAAGACCTGGTGGTAGATTAATAGCTTCTTTAAGTGATAACGGAACTCCGGCTTTGAATTCTACTTCTGATGGAAGATGGTTTTCATATTATAGAGATGAAGATGAGCAATATATAGGACAAATTACTAGAACAGGGGATGTTAATATATGGAAATGTAGCGATGGTTCTCCACAGACTGTTAATTTTGATTCTGGTACAGCATCTGCATTAGCCTCCTATTTAACTCATACAACTCAGCAAGATATTCAGACTTTAACTCTAAATGATTTTACATATGTAACAAATAGAACAAAAACTGTGGCTATGAGTAACACAGTTAAAACTGCTAGGCCTCCTGAATGTTATATTGATATGAGTAAGGTTGAGTATGCTCGCCAATATTCATTAAATTTATTCGATAACACAAATAAAACTACTACTTATACAGCAACTAGAATAACAGTTAAAAGAGATTACGATAGTGCTACTGCTTGCGATAGTAATGGATTAAAATTAAGTGCTGGTAATTTACCAACAGGTGGTTACTACTGCAAAAATGTGAACGGAGATCAGCAGGGTTGGGATTCATATTATATGCAAGATCCATTCTGTCCTAATGTAGCTACACGTGTCTTTGCTATTACTAATGGTGGTAGTGGAGACTCTGCTGATGCTAATGGCACATCACATACATACAGTGTATCTGCAAATGGTGGTAGTGCAAGTGATAGAAAGAATTTATATTTTCGTATAACCACAGTTGGTCAATCAGTACCTCAAGGTGGTAATATAAGTAACCCTGATTATAACTGTAGATATACAACCACACATGATTTACTATATGGTGGAGAAGGTTGGAGAACTGGTGATATAGTTTATGTTTGGATGAAGAATGCTAGATATAAAGTAACAGTTTCATCTCACAGCACTACACAAATAGAAGCTAATTTAGCTAAAGTTAGACCTCAACCAACACCATTTGATAATTCAGAGACTATCACTGCTGAAGGAATACTAGGTGATATTGAATCTGGTATCATAGCTGATGGTAATTTTACAGACGCTAATATTCAATTAATAGGTAACGGTTTATATATTACTAGATCATCTGGAGCATTTAATGCTACGTCTCCTGTCAAGGATTTGCTGACTGTCATTGGTAGTACCATACAAGATATCCAAGATCTACCTAGACAGTGTAAACATGGTTATATTGTTAAAGTATCTAACAGTGATTCAACAGATCAAGATGATTATTTCGTTGAATTTAAAGGTAACAATGATAAGGATGGTGAAGGTGTTTGGGAAGAGTGTGCCGAACCTGGTAGGAAAATAGAATTTGATAAGGCGACTATGCCTATTCAAATCAAAAGGGAAGCTAACGGAACCTTTACTGTAGAACAAATTACCTGGGAGGATGCTTTAGTTGGTGATACTCTAACTAATCCTGAACCATCTTTTGTAGGAAACAAAATCAACAAGATGATCTTCTTTAGAAATAGATTAGTAATGCTCAGTGATGAGAATGTTATACTATCTAGACCTGGAGACTTCTTTAATTTTTGGGCAAAATCTGCAATCACATTTTCTGCAACTGATGTGATAGATATTTCTGCTAGTTCAACTACACCTGCAATAGTTTATGATGGCTTACAGATTAATGCAGGACTTTTAATATTTACTAAAAACCAGCAGTTCATGCTGACTACAGATAGTGATGTCCTAAGTCCTCAAACAGCCAAACTAAATGCAATATCTACATATAATTTTAATGTTAAAACAAGTCCTATTTCATTAGGGACAACAGTAGGATTCTTAGATAATGCAGGTAAACATTCACGATTCTTTGAAACTAGTGATATAAGAAGAGAAGGTGAACCTAGTGTATTAGAACAGAGTAAAGTAGTATCTAAATTATTTAACAAAGATTTAAATGTAATATCTAATTCACGTGAGAATTCTACGGTATTCTTTAGTGAAAGAGATAGTGATACTCTTTATTGTTATAGGTATCACTCTAATCAAAATGAAAGGCTCATGCAGTCATGGTTTAAGTGGACCTTAAGTGGTAATGCACAGTACCATACTGTACTAGATGATGCCTTATATGTTATTGTCAGGAGTAATAATAAAGATACCTTACAAAGATTTGATATCAGGCAGCATAGTGTTGGTCATGAAGTTACAGATGACTTAGATACAACTGATACAGCTGATGATATTACATATAGAGTACACTTAGATAATAGTAAAATTATTACAGCTTCTCAATTAGGTTATTCTACAAGTTCTGGTAGAACAGGATTTACAAAGCCTGATGGATTCAACAGCTCTAAACAGTTAGTTGTCTATTGTCATAAGGCGGATACAAGTCTACCAAACCCTGATCCATCAACAGATGCTCAAGATTCAGACCTTATAGGTTCTTATGCTTTAGCTAGTGTTGTTGGTACGAATATAGAATGGGATGGTGATTGGAGTGATCATGATATAATTGTAGGTTATCTATTTGATTATGAAGTGAAATTCCCAACCATACATTATACAAGGCAAGAGGGTAAAGCTGTTAGATCAATAACTCGAGGTTCATTAGTAGTTCATAGAGTTAGATTTAATTTAGGAAACTCAGGATTGTATGAAACAATTATAGAACGTACTGGTAAACCTACTTATACAGAAACTTGGGAACCTGCAAAAGCTGATACCTATCATGCAAACCAAGTTGATTTCCTTGAAGAAGTAACTCAAGTTATACCTACATATGAAAAAAACACTAATTTATCAATAACATTGAAATCAAGTCACCCATCTCCAGCTACATTACATTCTATGTCATGGGAAGGAGATTATAACACCAAATTTTATCAACGTGTCTAAATACATCCACCCTATTACACTTGAGGCTGCTATTGAAGTGGCCTCTACGTTGCGTCCAGAGGACCGGAGAGAGGTCGAAGAAGGTCACGGCGCAGATCCATTCATTTATTTAGTTAATGAGGCACAAAGTGGTAAGTGTGTTTATTTCGAAGTGCCTAACGGCAAGACTGCCGGTATGGCCGGAGTAGATACTGGAGGTCAAGTATGGATGTTGTGTACACCAGCTATCCATGAGTACCCACTTACATTTGCAAGAGAAGCTAAACGCTGGGTAGAGAGTAGACCAGAAGAGCTTCTTTGGAATGTTGTAGATAAGCGCAATATAGTTCATTTAAAACTACTCAAATTTCTAGGTTTCAAATTCTTACGAGAACTACCCTTTGGACCTAACAACCTGTCCTTTATAGAGTTTTGCCGTGTGCGCAGGATATGCAGCAGCGAAGACTGCTAACGCAAATGCGAAAATACAAGAGAGATATCGAGGTTGGCAGCGGTTTCATAAAACCACACAAAACTACAGTCGATATAATCTTAGAAAAATCTCCTCTCAAATTCAAATCTCTAATATTACTAGAGGTTTACACAGAGCATGGAGTAATGCCCAAGGAAAACTAAACGCAATAGAAGATAAAGTTTGGGCAAAGAATCAAGGTGCTTTTGTTAAAGCTATGCAAGCTAGTAAGTTTGCAAGCCTTCAAGCATCAGGAAGAGCTTTAGGTAAAAGTTCTGCTAGATTTGGCATTATGGAAGCTGGTGAATTAGGTCGTTATTATGCGGCTAATGTTCGTTCATTGACTGATGCACAACAACAATTTAAAGCTGGCATGAAATATTCACGTGATATGGCTAAGAATGAAATGTGGAAAAGCTTTGCTAATGTTTCCTTTACACCTACACCAGATATTAAAGAGCCAAAAGGAGCTCGTCAGAATACTACTATGGCATTGTTAGGTGACGTACTAGGTGTTGCTGGTACAGCAGCATCCTTTATTCTACCAAGCACGTCAGATAGTCGCCTAAAGAAAGATATCAAGAAAATTGGTAAATCAATAGAAGGTCATAATATTTATAAATTTAAATATCTTGACGAAGAAACTGAATATATCGGCGTTATGGCTGAAGAAGTTTACGCTAAGAAACGTGAAGCTGTGGTTAGAATGCCTAATGGATACTTCGGTGTTGATTATAGCAAGATCGACGTAGAATTTAAGGAGGTAGTGAAATGACTACAGCCCAAAAGAATCAGTTCTCAGAATTTGAATATTTCCAAGCACCTGACTTTGCAAAAGGTTTTGATGAAGTCAAAAATATGGATGCTTGGAGTGATGTTGGAAAACAATTAAAAGCAAATGAAAAGGCTCAGGAAGCTAATGCTAAAAGCTTTCAAAGTCTTATAGATAAAGCTGGTAAGTTTTCAGTAACAGCTAAGAAAGCCTGGGAAGTACAAAGAGAGAAAGAACATAAGAAACTAACTAATGAGAATAAATTATTAGTTAGAGATTTAAGATTAGCTGGTCATGATAGACAAGCTAAAAAGTTAACTGCATTTAATAAAGCAGATTCTGAACATGACCAAGACACTGGTTATTATAATGTACTAGCAGCAAAGTTAGACACAGAAGGTCAAGGTGAGTTAGCACAAAGGGTTAGACAATTAACAGGTAGAAGAGGTAAGGTATTTAAGGAAGTATTAGCTTTAAATGCTGCAAATAGATTTCCTGATAATGTAAATGAAACCATTGATAAAGTTGAAGTTAAACGTGGTAAAGAAGATGGTAACGAGCTACCACCTCTAACTTGGGCTAGTGCTAAAACTACAGCAGAAGCACAAATGGTTCTGGACCAATGGCAAAGGGACCACGGTCTTGATGTTAATAATATTGGTGGACTTAATGATGAATTCTTAGCTAAACATTATTGGCCAGCAGTTGAGGCTGCAGAAAAAAGGATACTTGGAGAAAGATATCAAACTGTAAAAACTGCTGAGCTAGCTGAGAATGAAGCGGCTGAAAAACAAAAGTTATTAGAGGCTTTAAAGACTGGTGGGAATTCTTCCGGCCAAGCTGTAGAAGCTTTTGTTGTTAATAATAGAGGTACATATGGTGGTGAGTATGGAGCCAAGATAAAAGCAAGAGCTCTAATGCTGAAAATGGTTGAAGAGGGCCAAGTAACTGTAGAAGAATTTAAATCTATTTATATCTATAAAGGTATAAAACATAGAGGAATGAATGGCAAGTTAGTCGGTTTAGATGCTTGGGATGAATTTAATATAGAAAAAAATAGTGATCTTTACGGTCTATTAGAGAAGGCAGAACTTGCAGGAATTAAAAAGCAGGAGACTCAATATGAACTTGAAAGCAAAAGATTTGAGATAGAAGCAAGACGACAGATCGATGCAATGGATCGGCCTGTAACTGAAAAAGAAGCACAGGAACTGATAGCAACATTTCGAGCTAGGTTTGGATCAAATTACGACGTACCTGATTATTTAAACGGTCTGCTATCTAAAACGATGGAAGATGTAGATGATGCAGATATTATTGCTGACATGGAAGATAAATTAAGAAGGGGTGAATCTATAGCAGGCTTATGGCGTGGTATTAAAGGTGATCCTGCAGAACGTGAAACATGGAGGCAAAGATCACTTACTGCTGAAGGTCAGGGTTTAGATCCTAAATATTCGACCGGCATGCATAAAGAAATTGACTTAGAAGTTAAGGATGTATTAGGGTTAACAATGGGTACTAGTCAAACCATGACTCCTACTTACCACACTATGACCACTAATGCTAAAGTTTTATATGCTGCGGAATACCGTCTATCCAAAGATCAATTCGATGATCCAAAAGAAGCCCATCGTTATGCTAGAGACAAAGTTCTTAATGCTATCAGAACTGATGGTGGTAAAGCATTAAAAACAGAATGGACAACCAGTACTACTCAGTCTAATTCTAAACGTAAAGCACTTGCTTTTAACGCTATAGCAAATAATGGTACTTCAGCAATAACGGGTGGTATGTTACCTGGAACCGAAACTTATTTCAAACGACTTGAATCTTATGCAAGAGATCCACTAAATAATAAAATACCACCAATTTACCATCAAATTGCACGGACCTATAATAAGGATGGTACAACAGGTTATGATATTGCTGCTATGCAGTATAAAGCTGTAACAGGTAAAGATTTCCCAAGTGAACCTTCTGTGATTAAAAGACTACGGTCTAAATCTCCTCTTACTCAATACTTCATGACTCGTTATCCTTCTAAAAAAACCATTACCAGAGCAGTTGTCGAAGATAAACTTGGAGGTGATTATAGTTCATCCGAAGTAACTATTCCCAACTTAAACATTAACTGGACTCCAGAGGGTTAATAATGACAGAAAATCTAAATAACGGTGAATTCACTGAACATGATGCTAATGCTTTTAGGCAAGTAGCTGATGAAGCAACATCATGGCTTGAGCAAGCTCAGGAAGGTGAAGAAGTTCAAAGGCAAAGGGAAGAAGCTTTAGCTGCTGAAGATCAAAGATTAACAGCTGAGCAAAACGACCCTAGAAACAAAGAGAATTGGGGTGCTAGTGGTGTTGTAAAAGAACTGCAATCTGCATTCTTAGGAGGTGTGCAAGATACTGCCTCTTCTATTGCAACGTTACCAGAACGTGGATTAGATATCTTAACTGGTGAAATGCAAGAGGAAATGAAGTCTGATGAAGGCTATGATGCTGAATGGGATAATTGGTTTGTTGATAATAAAAACCCAATAGAGACTAAAACATGGTGGGGAGGACTTATACGTAGTGCCACTCACTTCGGTACTATGGGTCTAGCTATTGTTAAAGCTGCTCCAGTAGCAGCAGTAGGAGCTACAGCAGTAGGAGCTGGTAGAGCGGTACAAGTTGTTGGTGGTTTAGTTACAAACCAATGGGCTAGAGCAGCTGCAGTTGGTGCTGCTTCTGATTTAGCTTCTAAATACTCCCAAGATGCTAATGGGTTACAAGTTTTAAGAGATAGATATGGTTTTATTGATACCCCTCTTACTACTAACGATATGGATCATCCTGTCGTTAAAACGTTTAAAAACGTAGCTGAAGGTATAGGTATAGGTGAAATAGCTAACGGACTATTCCGTGTTATGGGTAAAGGTGTTAAAAGAATACTACCTGATGGAAGAGCAGTAGATCTTGCAGATGAAGCTGTACAAAAAGGTGTAGCTAGAACTCAAAGTGTTGATGATCAAACTTTAGAAGCAGCACAACTTGAATTATTTGAAGTAGGTCCTAATAAATATGCACCTAATAAAAATAAACCTGTATCTAATATAGAACAAGCTGCCCATACATCACTAGAAAACCCATATGAGGCTAGAGAATCTTTAAGAAGAATTAGAAGCGAACTAGGAGCAGAAGATGGGTCAGTAGGTTCTCTTACTACACCTGTTCAAATGAAACGAATCAGGCAAACAAGTGGGTTTACTGATGAAATGGTAACTAAAATCTTTAGGGATTTAGTTAGTGAACCTAGATTCAACGCTGAAATGGCTGCTGTACAAGCTGGTCGTAGAACCATGATGGAAGTCTGGGGCGATGCTGTAGAGCAATTCCAACGCACTGGATTAGGTAGAGAAGCCGCAGAACAATCAGCAGCTGAATATTTAGCTGAATATTTTGAGGGTGCTCATAGGTATTTTGCTGATACACCAGATGAAATGATTGCATGGACATCTAAAAATGTTGTTGCTGGTGACCTTTTGATTGGATCTCTCATGCGAGAGATAAGAGATTTAGGTATTGCTGGTAGAGAAATGTTTGATATTGTTGATCTAGGTAGTCAAGATGGACCTGCTCAAGCTTTATTTGAAAAGTTATTAGCCGTTACAACTGAAGTTAATAGATCAAGACTACTACAATCAACTGAATTTAGAAACCTTGGAGCTGGTAGATTTGAAGCAATTGAAGGTGCAACACCTCAGAAAGAATGGTTTGAAAATACACTGAACCAAAGAGTTGATGAATCCATAGATGCTTATCGCTTAGCTTTAAAGGTAGCTAGTGAATCAGATAACGATGATTTATTTAAAGCTATATTTGAATCAGTTTCTATGACCAAAGGAATCGAGAATATCAAAGACTTTGATAACTGGGTTCGTACAAAACTTAGAGGTGGAGATTTTGAAGGTAAACCTAACACTAATCTTCTAATTAGAGAATGGGAACGTGTTATGGTTAATAGCATCCTGAGTGGTCCTAAAACACCTGTTAGGGCTATTATGGGTACAGGCTCAGCTACATTCTTAA